GAGAATCTTGGACTTACCAGATATTCTGACGGGGAGTACGAGAGACTGAACGGACCATTCGTAGTGAACAAGACTCTACATGACGTGGTGACCAGGAACTACGACGAGACTGGCGTTGGTGGGATATTTCCTTTGAGAGGGGACTATGGCGACCAGAGGTACGTTGAACTTTGGTACCAGATGCAGGAATACTTGGCAGAGAGGTATGACATATGAGCAATATTTTTGTATGGCTTAGTGAGCATTTGGAGATTCTTGTGGGTGGTTTGTGTGTCGCTGTGTTTGTCGAGGCGGTTCTGATATTTGCGATGCTCGTCGCGTTCCACAAGGAAAAGCTTCGGCATGAGATGATGCACTACGACATCATGAGAATCGACGAGGTGTTGAGACTCGTGCAGTCTGATATTTCGCAGCTGGAGGACCATCGTAGGAACGCTTCGTACAAGCTGAAGAACCTTTACAGAGATAGGGAAGATATTTTGACAAGGCTTCGAACGATTGAAATTAGTTTGTACGACTTGCCTGATGACGCAAAGTAATGTTAAGAACAGGTTAACATGAATAGTAAGGTACCTTGATAATTGCGATTTGCCGTTGCAAAAATTGCGAAATCTGCAATTTTTCATGTTAACTCAATTTTAACGTTATGTTATGCCTGTGTTAAAAATGGGCGAAAAACGCAATTTTCGGCCATTTTGTGACACTTGTTACACTAATTTTCTATTATTAATCTATACAAAAAATTAATCGGGTTAATCCTATTAATCGTGCGTAAAAATTAACATTAATTTTACAAACAAAGAAAAGTCTGAAAAACACTGTAACAAGTGTCACACCGAAGGAGGACGAGATGAACTTTTACGAGATCAGGGAAAGGAGCACGAAGAATGGACGTGATATTTATCCTGAGTTTGTACTTTGCAAAAACAGTGACCTGATGGTCCGAGGCAAAGCGTTCTATGCTGTGTGGAACGAAGCAGCTGGTTTATGGAGTACTGATGAGCACGATGTTCAAACTTTGGTGGACAAGGACTTATATTCTTACACGGATTCTCACACAATTCCTGGCGAATCCGTTACGGTGAAGTCCATGAGGGTTCTTGGCAAGGACTCTAGTTGGATGGCATATCGTAGGTACATCCAGAACATCCCTGACGACTATCATATTTTGGACAACAGTCTGACGTTCTCGAACACGGTGGTCAAGAAGGAGGATTATGTGAGTAAGCGTTTGCCGTACCCACTGAAGGAAGGGCCGTGTGACTCGTATGAACAACTTATATCTACGTTGTATGACCCAGATGAACGACAGAAGCTTGAGTGGTGCATAGGATCGATAGTCGCTGGAGACAGCCGTGATATTCAGAAGTTTGCTGTCCTGTATGGTAGTGCTGGTGCCGGTAAGAGCACTATGCTCAACATCATACAGAAGCTCTTCGATGGATATTACGTCATGTTCGATGCGAAGGCACTGACCTCGCAGAACAACAGCTTTAGCACGGAAGCGTTTCGTTCGAACCCTCTGGTGGCTATTCAGCACGACGGAGACTTGAGCCACATCGAAGATAATTCCAAGCTCAATTCGATTGTCTCTCATGAGGAGATGCTTGTCAATGAGAAGTTCAAGGCACAATACGTAATGCGTTCGATCTGCTTTCTGTTCATGGCGACAAACAAACCCGTCATGATTACGGATGCGAAGAGCGGGTTGAAGAGGCGATTGATTGATATTACGCCGAGCGGACGGAGATTGCCTCCGAAAACGTACAGAACTCTCATGAACAAGGTCGATTTCGAGCTAGGAGCCATAGCTTTGAAGTGCCTCCAGGTGTATACGAGTCTTGGCAAGGACTACTACAACGAATACGAACCAATTTCGATGATGTACCAGACGGATATTTTCTTCAACTTTGTTGAACAGTACATCGTTGAGTTGTCGGATCCGGACGGAATCAGTCTGACGAGGGCGTATGACTTATATTCTGAGTACCATAACACGGCACTGGAAGGATACAAGAAAATGCCTAAGTACAAGTTTAGGGAAGAGCTCAAGAACTACTTTGATAATTTCGACGACGTGACTCGAATCGAAGGAAAGCAGGTTCGTAGCTATTACTCGGGATTCAAGAAGCGTCAGTTTGAGCGTTCGCCTAACGCTGATATTCCTAAAGAGTCTGCCCCTTGGCTCGTGATGGACAAGACAGAGTCCCTGTTCGACAAGATATTTGCCGATTGTCCTGCTCAATACTCATCGACTCGTGGCGGTCCTCTCAAGCCATGGGCGGAGGCCACTACGAAGCTTAGTGATATTTCGACGAAGGACGTTCACTATGTCAAAGTTCCGGAGAATCTTGTTGTCGTGGACTTTGATATTAAGAACGAGAACGGCGAGAAGAGTAAAGAGAAGAACATTGCTGCGGCATTGAAGTGGCCGCCGACCTATGCAGAGTTCAGTAAGAGTGGCGGAGGCGTGCATCTCCATTATATTTACGACGGGGATGTCAAGAAGCTGTCTCGTGTGTACGATGATGGGATCGAGGTTAAAATCTTTACTGGAGGAAGTGCTCTTCGTCGAAAGCTCACTTTGTGCAATGATATTCCTGTCGCTACCATCAGTAGTGGGTTACCACTGAAAAAGGAGGAGCCAGTGATTGACCAGAAGGTAGTCAAGAGCGAGAAGAAACTTCGGGAACTGATATTAAGGAACCTGAACAAGGAGATACATCCTGGGACTCGCCCGTCGATTGACTTCATTGCGAAGATATTGGACGAAGCGTATGAAAGCGGTTTGAAGTATGACGTGACTGACATGCGTCAACGGATATTTGTCTTTGCGATGAACAGTACACATCAGAGTGAGTATTGCATGAAGAAGGTTGGAACCATGAAATTCAAGAGCGAAACACCTTCTGATGCAGTCACTGACGATTCTGACAAAGACATTGTCTTCTTTGATGTTGAGGTATTTCCCAACATGAATCTGGTTTGTTGGAAATACGCTGGAGAAGGCAACGAAGTCTTCAAGATGTTCAATCCGACTCCTAAAGACATTGAGGTTCTCATGACTCTTCCGTTGGTTGGGTTCAACAATCGTCGTTATGACAACCACATTCTTTATGCGATCTACCTGGGATATTCTCCTGAGCAAGTGTTCGCAGTGAGTACTAAGTTGGTCTCGAACGAACGGAATGCTGGATTTGGAGAGGCATACAACATTTCGAAGACGGACGTGTTCGACTTCGTGAGTAAGAAACAGTCTCTCAAGAAGTACGAGATCGAACTTGGGATACATCACCAGGAACTTGGACTGCGATGGGATGTTCCAGTGCCTGAAGATATGTGGCAGACTGTCGGCGAGTACTGCGCCAACGATGTAATCGCTACAGAAGCGGTATGGAAAGCTCGTCAGGCTGACTGGAAAGCCAGAAAGATATTGGCAGCGTTGTCTGGGTTGACCGTGAACGACACGACCAATTCCCACACAACGCGCTTTATATTTGGCCTTGACCGGAAACCACAGTCGCAGTTCAATTACAGATTCCTTGGGGGTCCTCTTGAAGACCATGAGACGTATACGTTCCCTGAAGGAGCTGATCCGAACTTCTCTCCTTTCTTCCATGGGAAGCCGATCTTTCCTGGATATTCGTTTGATGCAGGCAAATCCATGTATCGAGGAGAGGAAGTAGGCGAAGGAGGGTATGTGTATGCTGAGCCTGGAATCTATTACAATGTAGCGCTACTTGATATTGCTTCCATGCACCCATCGTCGATCGTGGCCGAGAATCTGTTTGGCGACAAGTACACCAAACGGTTCAAAGATATTCTCGATGCTCGTATCGCAATCAAGCATAAGGATTACGAGAAGGTTCGTACCATGCTTGACGGCAAGCTGGCAGGATATTTGAATGACGATGCAGAGGCAGCTGACTTGGCTGGAGCGCTTAAGATTGCCATTAACTCTGTGTATGGGTTGACAAGCGCAAAGTTTGACAATCCGTTCCGTGATATTCGCAATAAGGACAACATAGTTGCGAAGCGTGGTGCGTTGTTCATGGTGAATCTTAAGCATGAAGTCCAGAGAAGGGGCTTTACAGTAGCACACATCAAAACCGACTCGATCAAGATCCCTAATGCAACTCCAGAGATCATCCAGTTTGTTATGGACTACGGCAAGATGTATGGATATTCCTTTGAGCATGAAGCGACGTATGAGAGGATGTGCCTCGTTAACGATGCTGTTTATATTGCTCGGTACAAGGATGGGAAACATGCTGGAGAATGGGTCGCTGTTGGCGCTCAGTTCCAGCATCCGTACGTCTTCAAGAAACTTTTCAGTCATGAACCTATTGGATATTTGGACATGAGTGAGACAAAGTCCGTAACTTCATCGTTGTACTTGGACATGAATGAGCGACTGCCAGATGTAAGCGACAAGGAAAAACTTCTGGACAAGCTTATGCATGATATTCGCAAGAGTCTGAAGGAGGGGCGGCCAATTGATAGAGAAACTGAGTTAATGGTTGAGAATCTGTCAGACGATATTTCTGAGGGTCATGATTATCGGTACATTGGTAAGGTTGGTCTCTTCTGTCCTATTCTTCCTGGGTGTGGCGGAGGTATACTTGTTAGGGAGAAGGACGGCAAGTTCTACTCTGTTGGTGGTACTAAGGGTTATCGGTGGCTTGAGACAGAACAGGTCGAATTGCTGGGCAAGCAGAATGATATTGACAAGAATTACTACGAAGAACTTGTAACTGATGCCATTGAAACTATCTCTCAGTATGGAGATTTTGAGGCATTTGTAGACATTGAGGAGGAAAAGACAAATGACAAGGCATGATATTCTTCAGAAGACGGACAACGTGGTAAATGGGAATCGTGAAGAGGATTACGGCAGTCCTGAGAACAACTTTAAGATCATCGCTATTATGTGGAACGCATATTTGCATGGAATCAAGAAGAAGAACATAGACCCTTGGGATGTGGCAGCCATGATGGCGCTTTTGAAAATCGCTCGCATTTCTAGTGGCAACGCTAAGGATGATAATTGGATCGATCTTGCTGGTTATGCCGCTTGCGGCGGTGAACTCGAAAGCAACAATAAGTGATATTTGGAGGAGAAAGCAATGATGAATGGCAATACTCGTGAGACTATCGTTCTGAAAGACATTGGCGTCCTGTTCAGGAACTTTTCTGGTGAAGCTCGTCAGTTTAACACCGCTGGCGACAGGAACTTTAACGCTCAGGTAACAGAAGAACAGGCCAACATGCTTCGGAAGAAGGGCTTCCGAATTCGTGTCGTTCAGCCGAACAAGTATAATGACGAAACAACCTATTTGCTCAAGGTTAAAGTAAGCTATCGCTTTGATGCCCCTAACGTGTACGTACTGTCTGATGTTGGTAAGCGTCGGCTTGACGAAGATACGATTGGCGAGCTTGACCACGTTTCGATTGCTAAGTGTGATATTTCGATTGTTGGCAGCAACTGGGTTATGCCAAGCGGTGAAACCGGTGTGACTGCTTACTTGAGGTCCGCTTACGTGTCTTTGAACGTCGATCCGCTCGATGCTGAGTATGCTCAGGCTATGAATGAGGAAGAGGCTCCGTTCTGATGAATGATGTTCGCTTCTATCCTTTCCAGGAAGAAGCGATAGACAAACTGCGTTCCGGCTCCATCCTTTGCGGTGGGGTCGGAACCGGTAAGTCCATCACGTCTCTTGGATATTTCTATAAGTATGTCTTGTATGGCTCTGTGTCGATTGAAGGTAAAGCGATTCCTCCAATGTTTAAGATTCCCCTTTATATTATCACCACAGCCAGAAAACGAGATACTAAAGAATGGGAGGAGGAGTGTAAGCGATTTGACTTCAAAGATATTCCTATAACAATTGACTCGTGGAACAACATTGGCAAGTATGAAGAGGTTAGCAAGGCTTTCTTTATATTCGATGAGCAACGTGTTGTTGGGTCTGGTAGTTGGGTTAAGTCGTTTCTGAGAATAACGAAGAAGAACGAATGGATATTATTAAGCGCAACCCCAGGAGACTCTTGGTCCGACTACATACCGGTGTTTATTGCTAACGGCTTTTATAAGACTAGAACCGAGTTTTTGACAAGACATGCCGTATACAACAGATATTCTAAGTATCCGAAGATTGACAAGTGGCTGGAAGTTGGGCGACTTGAGTTTTTGAGAAGAAGAATAACAGTGTTGATGACGGCGAAGAAACAGACTATGCAACATAAGATTGATATTCCTGTTGGTTATGACTCAGAGTTGTATCAGCGTGTAAGCCGAGACATATGGGATCCATTTACAGATACGCCAATAACTAGCGCCTCCATTGAGTGTTACCTGATGCGCAAAGTTACAAACATGGATATTAGTCGGGTCAAGGCTATTAGGTCTATACTGGCAGATCATCCTAAGGTTATAGTGTTTTACAACTTTGACTACGAGTTGGATATTCTGAAACAGTCTTTTGGTGGAGAAGTAGCGCTTGCAGAATGGAACGGGCATAAGCACGAGCCTATTCCTGAAGCGGAGTCATGGCTGTATTTGGTACAGTATACTGCCGGATGTGAAGGCTGGAACTGCACAAAGACTGACTGTATTATATTCTACTCTCAGAGTTACAGCTATAAGCAAATGATTCAAGCTGCTGGCAGAATCGATAGGCTTAACACTCCGTTCATCGACTTATACTATTACACGTTGGTGTCTTCGTCTTCCATCGATCAGGCAATTAAGAAAGCATTAAGGAACAAACGAAACTTCAACGAGAACATGCTTATTAATCCGATTAACTTCGCGTAAGAATCACACCCCTTTATGGAGAGGGAAGAGTGTGTGTCAAAACACACTCTTTTTGTTTTATTTTTTCTGGAGGTTGCCATGGCAAAAGAAAGCGAATTTCAGGCGAAGTTGATCCGAGAATTGAAAACGAGATTTCCAGGATGCATCGTTCTGAAGAACGACCCTACCTACATTCAGGGAATGCCTGATATTCTGATTCTTTATGAGAGTCGATGGGCTGCATTGGAATGCAAACGATCAGCCACGTCTTCTCATCAACCGAACCAGGACTATTACGTTAATCGTTTGAATGAGATGTCCTTCGCCAGATTTATATTCCCAGAGAATAAGGAGACAGTGTTGCATGAACTTCAACAAGCATTCGAACCTGCAAGGAATGCACGCGTTCCTTAGCGCGAGCAAATACAACTGGCTAAACTATTCAGAAGAGCATCTCGTTGATGCGTTTAAGAACTATTGTGCTATTCAGCGAGGAACAGAGCTTCACGAGCTGGCATCTTCATGCATTCGACTTGGAGTCAAACTTCCTCGTAGTCGAAAAACATTATGCATGTATGTGAATGATGCTATAGCGCATAGTATGACAACCGAACAAGTTTTATATTACTCAACGAATTGTTGGGGTACCGCAGATTCTATTTCTTTCTCAGACGGGGTTCTTCGAATCTATGATCTAAAAACCGGTGCTACTCCTGCCAAGATGGATCAGCTAGAAATCTATGCGGCGTTGTTCTGTCTTGAGTACGAAGTTGACCCTCATGATATTCTCATTGAACTTAGAATCTACCAGTCGGAAGAGGTTTCAATTCATAACCCAGATCCTGAAAGGATTGTGGATATTATGAATAAGATCGTACTTTTCGATCAACGAATTGAAGGAATCAAGAAGGAGGAGCAGTTATGAGTGGTCATTGGTGGGAACTGATCGGAGTACACAAGGGCATAGCTATTGATATTCCGTCTGAGGGTCAGAAGCGTGAGGATTACGGCACTCCTAGGCACTCTGGTAGATATCCTTATGGCAGTGGTGACAATCCTTACCAGCATGAAGAAGGCTTCATGAAGACTATAGGCGAGCTTCGCGAACGCGGAATGAGTGAGACGGATATTGCCAAAAGCATGGGGATGACGACCACTGAGTATCGGCATAGAAAGTCAGCTGCTGTTAATGAGCTTCGGGCTTACCGAACTGCGGAAGTTATGCGACTCAGAGACAAAGGAATGAGTGCAACAGCCATTGCCAGAAGAATGGAAATGAATGAGTCTTCAGTTCGTACTTTGCTTGAGAACGCTGAGAAAGTGAAGACTGAGTCTGCTCGATACAATGCTGATATTCTCAAGGAGGAGCTGAAGGAGCATCCCTATTTGGATGTTGGTGCTGGTGTCGAACGGCAGTTTGGCATTACTCAAAACAAGCTCAAGAACGCCCTTGATATTCTCAAGAAAGATGGCTACTCGGTCGAGACTATTCGAATCGATCAGGCCACAAACCCGAATCAGCAAACCACTATCACAGTATTGGCTCCTCCAGGAACGACTCAGTCGGATATTTGGAAGAATCAGGACAAAATCGAGATCCCGATGAATTATTTTTCGGAAGATGGCGAGAAGCTTCGTCCAATCGAACCTCCGAAGAGCATCGACTCAAAACGAATAATGATAAATTATGCTGATCCGAATCGAAAAGATAGTGGCGAACTCAAAGACGGTTTGATAGAGTTGAGGCGAGGAGTACCTGACCTATCTCTTGGTCGGGCACAATATGCTCAAGTTCGAATCGCGGTAGATGGCACTCATTTCCTTAAAGGAATGGCGGTTTATGCTGATGATCTTCCGGATGGTGTGGATATTCGGTTCAACACTAATAAGACCAGTGACGTACCGATGATCGGCCCAAAGGATAACTCGGTTCTCAAACCGATGAAGAATGATCCGGCAAACCCGTTTGGTGCAGATTTTAAGGACGAGAGCAAATTGATATTAGCCCAAAAGCACTACATTGATGAAAACGGAAAAGAACAGCTGTCCGCTTTGAACATTGTTAGTGAAGAGGGCGACCGAAACCAGTGGCATAGGACTTTGGCTAGTCA